CTCGAGCATCCACGCACGACTGCACCGTTCGCAGGCCAAGAGCCTGCAGATCCTCTCCCGCCTGAACTACTGGTATCTGGAGGACATGGATAACCAGTCGGGCGCAGAGATTGAGGTCGCGGACTTTGAGAATAGCTCGGATGTCACCCCGATCTCCGATCCGAACATCTTCAGCGAGACCCAGCGACTGACTCAGGCGCAGGCCGTTCTGCAACTGGCTGAAAAGAGCCCGGAGCTTTACGACAAGCGCGAAGCCAACCTGCGTATCCTGCGCCTGATGAAGGTGCCGGATATTGATAAGGTGATGCCGGATCCGAAGGGCTCTCAGGAAAGCAACCCGGCACTGGAGAACGTACAGATGACGATGGGCAAGGTCGCAGCGGCCTTCCCGGATCAGGAGCATCTGGAGCACTTGAAGGTTCACTTGGCCTACGCCATGGATCCTGCGTACGGCGCGAACCCGGTTATCGGGCCGCAACTGACCCCGTTGATGCTCGAGCACATCAAGCAGCATTTGACGCTGCACTATCTGGCCTCGATGCGCAACTACGTCAAGCACGCAGCAGGCGGCGAGGATGTCTTTAAGCTCAACGAAGAACGTCAACTGGACTCGGAAGCACAGCACGCACTGGCGGCTGCGGCACAACTGGTTGGGCAGGATTCGCAGCAGGTGTTCCAACCGATCCTGCCGGTGGTTCAACAGCTTGTGCAGCAGATGCAGCAGGCGGCACAGTCCAAAGCACAAATGGCGGCGGCAGCAGATCCGGCAGCACAGGCACTCATCCAGACGCAACTGGCCGAGACCAAGCGCAAGGGCGAAGAGGCTCAGGCCAAGATGCAACTCGAGCGCGAAAAGATGCAGGCCGAGATGCAGGACAAGATCCGTGACATGCAGGCGGCACTGACCGAACTGCAAGCCAAGATGGGTCTGGAACAGCAGATGGCTGATCAAGACAACGCGGCCAAGATTGCGATTGCCGACATCAACAACGCCTCCCGCGAGCGTGTGGCCATGATCAATGCCAACCAGCAGATGGATGCCCTGCAGCAACAGCAGGCGCACGATCAGGCTGTGACGGCGATGGAGGCGCAGAACCAAGCCTACGCAGACCTGCAGAAGCACGGACTGGAGCAGGAACGCGCAGCACAGGAACGCGCACACCAGCAGACCCTGCAGGCGATGCAGGCCTACCAGCAACAACAGCAGCAGGCATACGATCAGGAGCACCAGCGGGATATGCAGGGTCAACAGGCCTTCCAACAGCAGCAACAGCAGGCCTACCAGCAACAACACGAGCAGTCGATGCAACAACAGAACCTGCAACAACAGATGATGCAGGCACAACAACAGCAACAAACCCCTACCTCTGAGGAGTAATCATGGAAGATCAACTGGGCTTTCGTAAGGCATACAAAATGACTGGCAAACCGGGCTACGCAGGAGGCCCGGGCTCGCCGGTAGAGTCGGGCCCGTCCGGCTCGAAGCAGGCTGACAACGCCAAGCGTGCACTGGCACAAGTTCCGAGTGTCAACAGCAAGGGACTCTACGACGCTAAAGGTAAAAAATAATTAGTTAGTAGGGCGAAACCTCATTTATATGTGGGTTGTTATAAATGAGGAGGGTTTTTGATGAAAGACCCGTTATTTGAGGCGATGTTCAAGATACAGGCCGAACTGAAGTTTCTTTCAGAGGCCTCCTTGGATGGAGTCGAGAGTTGGGACAAGTACAACCAACTCATTGGAAGAGCCCGGGGGCTGAAAGAGTCCTTGGAAATCATAAATCAAGTCTTGCGAGAAGACGAGGAAGAAAAAGATGTCTACTGAAAGTAAGTATCAGGTTGATGGTCGAAGTGAGAGTGATTGTTTTCCGGTGGTTGATCCGGGTGTGCAACCGCAAGGCAATCGAATTGTTGTTCAACTTCGCAAAGCAAAAGATATCAGCAAGGGCGGAATTCTGCTTGTCTCTGAAACAAAAGCCAGCGATAAATGGAATGAAGTTATCGCAAAGGTAATAAAAGTAGGCCCTTTGGCCTACCGAGACGTAAGCACCCTTGAGCCTTGGCCGGAAGGTGCGTGGGCTGAACCGGGTGACTTGGTTCGTGTGATCAAGTACGGAGGAGACCGTTGGGCTATTCCGCACGGCGATGGTGAAGTTGTTTTTATTATCTTGCAAGATCGTGAAGTCATTTGCAAGATTGATGACTTTGAAATCGCCCGGACGATGTTCCCGGCTTTTGTGGAATGACGCCGGAAGAAAAAGCCGCACGCAAAAAGGCATTTCGTAAGGCGTATTACGAGGCCAATAAAGAGCGTGAGGCAGCAGTCAACAAGGCTTATCGAGAAGCGAATCCTGAAAAGATTAAGGCCATCCGAAAAGAGTACTGCGAGGCCAATAAGGAGCGCAATTACGAGCGCACTCGAATTTGGCGAGAAGCAAATAAAGATCTGGCTAACGCTTTGACCCGTCAGTGGGCAAACAAAAATCCAGAAAAAGTTTATGAAAACACGGCAAAGCGCCGTGCCAATAAACTGCAAAGAACACCCGCTTGGCTCAACAGTGAGCAAAAGCAAGAGATTAGGGATATGTACGAGGCGGCTTACGAGTTGTCCAAGGTATTTCCCTATAAGCTGCATGTAGATCATATTGTTCCGCTACGAGGGGACAATGTAAGTGGTCTTCATGTGCCATGGAATTTGCAACTGCTTCCAGCAGTGGCAAATATGTCGAAGAGTAACAAACTGGAGAGTTTGGCATGAAAGCCAGCCAAAAACTGGAGCAGCAAGAGGCTGCAGATGTTCCTATCAAGGAGCACGACGATGGTTCTGCAATCGCGGCCATCGATGACCATGTTGATCCGTTCGAGGATCAGGATGAAGAGAACACTGAATCGCTGGCCGAAGGCGGCGATGTAGACGATTCAGAAGACGGCGATGACGAAGACCGTGAGGCCATTCGAGCAGCCCGTCGAGAGGAGCGCAAGCTCAAGAAAGAACTCAGCCGTCAGCGAGAGGTAAGCGCGAAGCACAAGATCAGCGCACTCGAGCGGCGTAATGAGGAACTGGCACGCCGACTGGCACAGGTGGAAAGCGCGGCAACGAGCTTCCAGTTTGCGCAAGTTGACCGTCTGATTGAGGACGAGGCGACCCGTGTCGAGTACACCAAGATGCGTATGCAGCAGGCAGCCCAAGAGGGCGACGCTATCGCACAGGTGGAGCTCATGGATCAGTACCATGAGGCGAAAAACAGGCTGGCGCAGGCGCAATACCTGAAGCAACAGCAACTGGAGCAGGCGCGTAACCCGCGCAATAATGTTCCGACGCCGAACAACGAATCGGTGAAGCAGAACGCAACCAGTTGGTTGCAAAATAACAAGTGGTACGACCCGAGTGGTCGTGACACCGACAGTCGAATCGCGAAAGTGATCGACAATGACTTGGCAAGTGAAGGATGGGATCCAGCAGACCCGGAGTATTGGGATGAACTGGATAACCGATTGAAAGAGCGCCTACCTCATCGGTATGCGGGCAAATCTGGCGGTGAACGTAACCGCCGAAGCGGCACAGCAAGTGGCCGTACGGATGTGAGCGGAAGCCCTGTGGCTAAGAACACATTCGCACTGAGTCGTGAGCGCGTGCAGGCACTTAAAGACGCTGGTATGTGGGACGATCCCGCAAAGCGTGCGAAGGCCATCCGCAATTATGCAGAATTTGACCGTAAGAACCGTAGAGGATAATCATGGCTAACAATCGAATCTCCCGAGACTTGGACGAGCGCCTTCAGGGGCGTGTAGAAGAAATCAAAGAGCGGCAGGCAAGCCTGTCGCCTGATGAAGCAGTGAAGCGTGAAAGGCTGGAGGCCTTTCGGGACAAATGGGCCAACAACGCACTGCCGGACATCCCGCCGGGACTACTCCCGGGGATGCACCTCTGCTGGTTGTCTACGACTAACCAGTACGATTCAATCGACAAACGTATGGCATTGGGCTATGAGCCAGTGAAAGCCACCGCCTTGGGCAAGGGCTTTGAGACGCTGGGCAAGATGAGCGCAGGCAGGTTTGAAGGTTGTGTGTCTTGTAATGAGATGGTTCTCTTTATGATCCCTGAGGACATCTATCAAGAGGTCGCGAAAATGCTGCACTTCGATGACCCGCTCGAGCACCAGCGCAACATTACCGCGCAGGTTCGTTCGGCAGCGGATCCGGGTAAAGGCGGTCGTTCGATCCTTGAGGGCGGTCTTCTGGAGATGGAGAAAGAGACAAATCGAACCGCAAACAACATGCGGTTCTAACCCAAAAACTATAAGGAACCAAAACAATGAGTGCAACTTACACTCCGTTTGGCCTGAAGCCTGTTTACCATCCTAGCGGTCTGGTACGCTCGCTGAACTACACCGGCGCTTATGACGCCGCCGTGACGTTCTACGCGGGTACCGCCGTTGCTCTGGTGAATTCTGGTACGGCCTCTGAAATTACTGTTGCTCCGAACGTGGCTGCAGCAGACAACCGCCTGATCGGCGTCTTCGCTGGTGTCGAGTACACCGATGCGTCGGGCCGTCGTACGGTCAGCAAGTGGTTCGGCCCGGCTCTGGGTACCGCAACCGATGTCGTTTTCTGGATCCATCAGGATCAAGAGATCGTCTACGAAATCCAAGCTAACGGCTCGATGCCGGATACCTCGGTTGGCCAAGAGTTTAACCTGACTGCAAACGGTTCGGGTCAGATCATCGGCA